AAACGCAGATGGAACTTTAAAGGGAGATGATCCATCAACGCCAGATGTTAATGAGGCTTGGGAAACAAAATGACCGCAGGGAGCTATTATCTCACTGTTGAGCAAGGGGCAACTTTATCTTTGGTTATAACTTACAAAGATAGCGCAGGTTCAGCAATCAACTTATCTGGTTTTACAGCACGAATGCAGTTAAGAGATGAGATAGAAAGTTCATCAACAGTTTTAACGCTTACAACAGAAAACGGACGCATAGCGTTAGGCGGTGCAAATGGCACAATTACACTTACAGTTGCCGCAACAGATACAGCAAATCTCACAGCAGGTGATGGCGTGTATGATTTAGAATTAGTATCAAGTGGTGGTGTTGTAACAAGATTGATTGAAGGTGCTTATTCTATCGTGAGAGAGGTCACAAGATGAACGATGTCATTCTTACAGGTCAAACAAACTCAATAGCTGTATCAGGTGGTAATACAGTCGAGATTGCACAAACACTCAACTCAGTAATTATATCAGACTCAACATCAGTCACAGTTAAAGAAACAGCCAATACAGTTTCTATTGCAGATGTAGCTTTGAATGTACAAATTATATCAACAAATATTGATGTAGTATCAGTTGGCACACAAGGACCACAAGGACCAAGTGGAACAGCAACTATTGGTGGAAAAGATTTGCCAACCGCAACCCCATCTGATGGAGATATGATTAAATTTAGTTCAGCCAGTGATGAGTTTGTTTATACCCAAGAAATAGATGCAGGAACATACTGATGGCAAACACTATCAAAATAAAACGAAATACTAGTGATTCAGATGCGCCCACAACTTCCAATATCGCTCAAGGTGAATTGGGTTTCACAGAGGCGACACAGATTTTATTTTATAGAGATGCTTCAGATAACATACGAAAGATAGGTGGTGAGGGAGCATTTTTAAGAAGTGATACAAATCTTGATGTTCAAGGCACAACCACAACTATTGATTCCACAACAGTCAGCATTACAGACCCATTCATCAAGTTATCAAAAGATAATACAGGAAATTCCGTTGATATAGGTTTTTATGGAAAATATGTAGAATCAGCGACAACCAAGTTTGCAGGTATCGCTAGAGATGCAGATGACTCAGGCAAGTTCGTTTTGTTTGATGGATTGCAAGCAGAGCCAACTACCACAGTAAATACAAGCGGAACAGGATTTAACAAACAAACATTAAAGGCAAACATAGAAGGAAATCTCGCAGGTTCACCAACAATTACAGCCGCTACTATAGCCACAAGTTTAGATATGAATGGCAATGAGCTTATATTAGATGCTGATGCAGATACGAGCATTCATGCTAGTACAGATGATGAAATAGATATAAAAATAGGTTCTGATGAGCTTAAACTTACAGGTACGGCATTTTCACCTGCATCCAACGCAGGTCAAGATTTGGGAACATCATCACTCAAGTTTGGAAATCTGCATATAAATTCTCAAGTTAATACAGCTACAATATCTGCATCAAGCCAGATTACTTCTACGCTTTCAACAGGAACAGCACCGTTTGTTATAGCATCTACCACAGCAGTATCTAATCTAAACGCTGATTTATTAGATGGGCAACACGCTCCATCAGGAGATATTGTTGGCACAAGTGATACACAAACATTAACTAATAAAACATTAACAAGCCCTGTCCTTACAACGCCACAGATAAATGACACAAGCGCAAATCATCAATATGTTTTCGCAGTTTCTGAGTTGGCGGCAGATAGAACTGTGACATTGCCATTGCTAGGGGCAGGAGATACTTTTGTTTTTGCGAATCATACTCAAACATTAGATAATAAAACAATAGATGGAGGTACTTTCTAAAATGGACAACAACGCCATGCTAACTGCTATGGTAGCAAGTCATGAACAGTATTTAGGTGAATTATTAGGAAGATACATTGAGGCACAAGCGAAGTTAAGAATTGCCGCACAACAGATAAAAGAATTTGAAGAAGCAAAAGTATTGTTTGAAAAACAACAAGAACAAGTAAAGGAAGCACAAGCGACTCTAAAGGCGGTGTCATCAAACAAAGATGCGTTTGAGCAACAGAACACAAATTTGCTAGAAACCGTCAATCTTGTGAAAGGGCAAATAGCAGATTTAAAAACTGCTTTGCAGTTGGAAAAAGAAACACGATTGAGGTGGGAAGATAGATATAAAGCCACACTCAAAAAAAGAGGTAGACCTAAAAAGGAAGATTGAGGTGCTGAGTGGCGAACACTATTCAAATAAAACGCTCATCAACAGCATCAGATACCCCATCTGCGAGTGACCTTGCGGTTGGCGAATTAGCCGTCAATACAGCAGACGCAAAACTATTCACAAAACATACTGATGGCACTGTTAAAGAATTAGCAGGTGGTGGGGGTGGTGGAGGTGGCTCAGTAGCACTAGATGACATCACGACAGGGGATGCCGCATCTACGCTTGCCACAACAGCAGGAAATATAACGATTGATGCTCAAGGAAATAACACAGATATAATTTTCAAAGGTGATGATGGAAGTGGTGGTACAGCATTATACTTTAAGGCTGATGGGTCAACAGGTGCATCTGAATTATACAATTATGGAAATTTAAAATTAGCAACAACCTCAAGTGGTGCGACAGTAACAGGCACAGCTAAAGCTACAGTTAAGTTTGAAACAGATGATGTATCAGTAGGATTTACAAGCAATGGAGCTACTTCTGGTTCTGGTAACTTTGGTGTAGCTAGTTCAACTGGTGGCGCAAGGATAAATGCAGATAGTGGGAGTGATGCGGCTACATTTGTAGACTTTGATGCAACTAATATTAGCGCAAGTGGCGGTGATGTAACTTATAGATTTGGCAGAGGAACAACAGAAGGGTCTAGCGATTTAAGTCAGCTTATAATGTATGCACACGATGGCACGAATAACCCAGTTATTACTTTAGATAGCGCAGGAAAAATTCATGGGGACAGCCTAGATATAGCAAGAGATACAGACGCTTCTGCCGAAATAGGTAGGGCGCATATTGGTAACGTCAATCAAGGTGACCACGCTGGGTTTAGTCACGTTGACCAAAACTTCAGTGGTAATTATGCGTTATTACAATCCTCTACTGGTAACACATTTTTAAATGCCGCTTCTGGTCAAACAGTACACTATAGAATTAACAATTCTGATGTTATGACTATGGATAATACTGGGTTAGGTATCACAGGCGACCTTACTCTAACCTCAACAGATGCTGGTGCTACAGAAAACCCAACATTAGACCTTTACCGAAATAGCACTAGCCCTGATGTTGATGATGTGCTTGGTAATATAGATTTTTCAGGTATGAATGATGCAAGCACACCAGAAAAAGTAGTTTACGCTAAAATAAATGCAGACATCGCAGATGAAACTGATGACACAGAGGATGGCAGATTAGACATTAGAGTTATATCTAATGGTATTCTATCAAATAGAATTACTATACAAGGCAATGGACATACTCTGTTCCAAGGTCGAGATGTAAGACTGCAAGGTACAGTTGACCTAGTATTTGAAGGTTCGGTAACAAATGGTACAAGAACTACTTTAACAGTTGTTAATCCAACTCAAGCAAATACAATTACTTTACCTAATGCTTCAGGTACTGTTTCCCTAAATACTCCAGATACAAAAGTTTTATTAGCAACCACGACTGTTAGCTCATCGGTTTCTTCAGTGGATTTTGACAGTTCTTTAATTACAGATACTTACACAACGTATTGGGTAAAAGTAAACAATATGACTGTTTCCTCTTCCAACACCGCTTTGAATATGAGGCTAGGAACTTCAAACGCCGTTGACACAGGAAATAATTATGTTTGGAGACAAGGTTTTTTAGGGATATTTGTAGGAGATAGTTTTGACCAGAGAATAAATTCTGACGCTACTGATAGTCGTTGGTTGATGAGCGATGATAGCACTGAACAAGCTCTTGGTAATAATGCGACAATGCAATGGTCTGCTTCATGGAAATTATATAATCTCAGAAGTACGACCACAGGCAAGGGTTGTGTTATTTGGGATGAATCATTCGGTAAAACTCGTTCGAATTTTTACAATACATATACTCTCCAAAGAAACATATGGCATTATGGAGTTGAAGATACAGCGGTTAATTTTATAAGATTATATTTAAGTAATGGCACTATAGAATCTGGTGTATTTAGATTATATGGATCGAATGAATGATGAAAAAATATGTTAACGGAATATTGTTAGATTTAACAGAAGAAGATAAGGCAACGATAGAAAAAGATGCTGAAGATGATTTAGTAAAACTTCCAGAAAGACAGAAAGAGTGGATTCGTAATACAAGAGAACCATTGCTCAAAGAAGCAGATATTGAAATATTTAAATTAGAAGATTCTGGCGGTGATACATCAGCGTGGCGAACTTACAGACAACAGTTGCGAGATATGACCAATCAATCTGATTTAGCTAATCCAGTTTATCCTACAAAGCCAAGTTGAGAATATTATGACAAGAGACATTACAAGCGCATTAAATACAGAATTCAACACAAGTGCTGTGAGACCTTTTTTTGCTGTTCTTCTCGATTTTGAAGGTGATCCTATTCGTTTGTGGACAGGGCTTGGAACAATTACTTTTGGTGGTGTTTCCTATATTGGCGGTGGTAATGTTCTAAATGTTTCCCCTGTAAGTGAAACAGGTCAAATACAAGCTAATGGTTCAACAATAACAATATCTGGCATACCCTCAGATTTAATATCTGCGGCACTGAATGAAAATTATCAATCACGGAATGCAGAGATTTATTTTGGTGCATTAGATAGTAACAATGCGGTGATAGCTGATCCATATATGATATTCAAAGGGTTTATGGATGTAATGTCTATTGCAGAAGATTCAGAAACAGCAACCATGTCAGTAAATTTAGAAAGTCGATTAATACGTTTAGAAAATTCCAAATTAAGAAGATTTACAAGCGAAGATCAAAAAATTGATTTTCCTGATGACTTAGGGTTAGACCTTATCGCAGATTTACAAGAAAAAGAAATTGTATGGGGTAGATAATGGGATTTTTTAATAGATTTTTAAAAGCTCTTACACAACCTGAGACTCTTATACAAGCCACTATTATGACAGTTATGACAGGTGGCTCTGGTTTTATGGCGAGTTTAAGTAAGGTAGCGCAATTTGCTGTTTATGCATCTGCAAGTGCGGCAGGACAGGCTTTGACTCCAACTCCAAATTTACCTGATTTTTCTGATTTTGCATCTATTGGTAATCAAAGAACCCAAATGATCAAACAGCCGACTTTTCCACGAAGGGCTATTTATGGAGAAGCAAGGGTTTCTGGTGTTTTAGCACACGCAGAATCCACGCAAAATGATAAATTTCTACATCTTGTGATTTGTGTTGCAAGTCATGAAGTGCAAGCCATAGGAACAGCAAGTGGAAGTAATACCACAGGCATATTTGTCGGTGATGAAGAAATCACCATTGATTCAAATGGGAATTGCACATCCCT